CGGGGTTACCGCTCTTGGATTCGACAACAACCAGCAGCTTGGCACTGCTGGCCACCGTGTCGCTGCCGAAAATCCGCTGGCCGGACACTGCGGCCCACACAGTATCGTTCAAGCCGTTAGCCGTAACGAGGGCATGACCATCGCCGAGGAAGGCGAAGTCGCCGGCCGTGACCGTATCGTTAAGAACGATGTTCGACGTCCCGTAGCCGCTGAACACCGTGGTAGCACCCGTGCCGGTGTTTATCGTGTCGCTGCCTTCGCTGCCGGTGACGGTATCACCGCTTGCGGAGCCGCCATTATAGACGTTCTCGCCGTACATGAGGGCAATGTTGTTGTTTCCGCCCACTGCGTCGTAGGTAACATTGCTGGCAGCTACCAGGGTATCGCCGCCGGCGGTGGACCCGGTAATGGTTGTGGGGACGCTTGTGAGCACCGCAGTGTATTGGCCGCCGCCAGCGATGGTGTAGGCCGTTGGCGAGGACGAGGACGAGAAAATCTCATTGATGGTTGTTGCGGTGGCAACATTGCCCAGGCCGCCGCGCGGTCCCTGGATGGTAGAGCCAGTCGGCTCAACAACGGTGGCGCCTGCAACGGCCGCGGAGAAGGCTGTCACCTCATTCCCAAGGCTTTCACCTTTGACGCTGAAGACGAGCGTTCCGCCGCCTGCTCCGGGAATTGTAAGACCTAGTGCCGCCATGAACTCAACCCCACCTTAAAAGTCAGTGCCCAAACGTGCTGCGCCGCACCAAATTCTGTCCAGCTGGGTGAGGTATATCAAAGGCGACCCGCGCGAACAACAACGAAATGCTTGCGAACTCATGTTTTTTGCGGTTTCGAAGGAAACGGCGAGAATCGACGCAAAATTCGCGCTTGAGTTGTAGCCATCGCACCACGCCGCCCCTCCTTTCGACTGAACACATGAGAGCATGAGGGGAGTGTGCCGCATGGAGATTAAAACGAGGTAAAGGCGGGCAAGGGGCAACGAAGAAAGTGTCGAATGTTTCGGAGTGAGAGGCGTGGTCTGTGCCTGGTGATTGCGGCACCTTCGGGTGCTGGCAAAAGCTCGATCGTGCGGGATCTGTTGGCGCGTGAAGGGGAGGTTGTGGCGTCGGTCAGTGTGACGACGCGGGCGCCGCGCAGCGGGGAGGCCGAGGGGAAGGATTATTTCTTCCGGACCCGAGCGGAATTCGAGGCGATGGTGGCGGGTGGCGCCTTGCTGGAGCATGCAGACGTGTTTGGCCGCGGCTACGGGACCCCTCGCGCGCCGGTGGAGCACGAGTTGGCGTGCGGGCGGGACGTGCTTCTGGACATAGACTGGCAGGGGTGGCGGCAGATACGGGCGGCCATGCCGGCGGATTGCGTCGGGGTGTTCGTTCTGCCGCCGTCGATCGGCGTTCTAGAGGCGCGCCTGCGCGGCCGGGCCAGCGATAGCGAGGCGGAGGTGCAGCGGCGCATGCGCGCGGCGCAGGCAGAGATCGGGCACTGGAACGAGTTCGACTATCTGGTGGTCAACGACTCGCTGGCCGCCTGTGTGGACGAGGTCATATATATAATGAAGGCAGAGCGGGCGCGGATGGCGCGGCGGACCGGCTTGGGCGCCTTGGCCATGAGCATGCTTGATCAGTGACGGGCGAGCTTGTGGGCGGTTCGCAGGAGAAAGGCGCGATCTTCCGGATCGCAGGCGCGATAGAGGCGTAGGAAGGCGAGTTCGTCGCCGGTGGTGGCCACGGGGGGCGACGAGCCTTGGAGGAGGTGTTCGATCGAGACGTCCAGCGCTTCGGCGATCCGGGTGATGTTACCGCGGAGTTGGCCGGCGCGGTCGGTCTCCCACTGGGCGACGGCGCTGCGGGAGACGCCACAGGCCAAAGCGAGGTCGTCTTGTGTGAGGCCGCGGGCGCGGCGGAGGGCGCGGATGCGGGTGCCGACCGATTCTGGCTCGTTTTCCATGCGCACAAACTACGGGAGAGATACTAACAAAGATAGTGAGAGTTGTTGACATTAGCGTGTCAGTGGCACTAACGTTCTTGTGATGTTCACGGGAGGGTCGGGTGCGGGCACACATAAAATGGACACCAGGTTTGGACGAGACGTTGTTGGGCCTGAGGGCGGCCGGGACCACTTGGGATGGCATTGCCAGGCGCATGGGTCTTGGGCGGAATACGGTATTGGAGCGGGGGCGCAAGATCGGCGCACGGCGGTTGCCGCCGCCGCCGCCCTTGGTGGAAGAGGCGCGGGATCGGCCGGCCCGGCAGGCTGGGCATCCGGAGACATGGGGGTTGTTGACGACGGGCACGCTTCTTGAAGGCGAGGCGTATCCCTATCCGGTTTTTCTTTAAGGAACAAATCATGAACGTTTTTGCATTGGATAACGTGGCACCTGGTTTGGACGGCGATATGCAGCGTGACGCTCGCGACGTGGACCCCGCCTTTGTCGTCTACCGGCTGGAGGAGGCCGGTGCGACGTTGCTGGCCTTGCCGAATACCGGCTATTCGACCCGACTGAGGGTGAGCCATCTTGACGTGTTGGAAGAGGCCGGCGCCAGCCAGGCGGGCGACGGCGGACGGGTTAGGCCGCCTGTTCCATCCGCCTCCCGCATCACGCGGATGGACGAGGCACTGGGTTGGATCGTGCTGATACCGCGCGAGCGCCAGGTGATCCGGCGCATTGTGGGGGCGAGAAGCCTGGTAAGCCCGGTGACCGAGCGGCACCTGTTTTCCTGGCGGCGGCTGGGGGGTGTGGTGGGCGCCGACCACAAGGCGGTGCAGCGATGGCATGCCCAAGGGATCGACATGATCGTGGCGGCAGTGGGGGCCTTGAGGAAGAGTGGCGTTCAGTCCCCCGTCAGTTTTAGTGCAAGGGTGTAGCGGCAGCGGGGTGTGACAAGGGTGCCAGCGATGGCCGGGCCGGTGACGTGGCCGGTGAAGATGAGGCTGTAGGGCTTTTTGTCGGCACCCGTGAGTGTGGTTTGGGCGGAGAGATCGGTGCCGTGGATCTCTCCAGTCAGCGCAAGGGTTCCCTGTGCGGGGGCCAGGATGATGGTATTGCCGCGGCGGGTGAGCGTGGCGCGGCTGGGTGGGTCGCAGGTGCCGGCCGTTGGGGTCTGCGGGCCAGCGTAGTGGCGGGTTTCCTGGACGCCGCTGCACGCGGCGAGAGCGAGGGCGAGAAGCAGGGTGCGGGGCATGACGGGCATTTAGCATGGCGTGAGTGTGGGTGCGTGTGGCCCTCCAGCTTTTTTTGCCTTGCCCAGATGACCCATAATTAGGTATGTTTTCCTTGATGATCCGGGTTTTGGCGTGCGAGCGCATCCTCGCGTGTTTATAGGCGTTCGTTTCAGTCTGCGTGTCCTGGCGTTGAGATTGAGGTCTGTGGCAGGTGATCTATGTTGAGCGAGGAAAGAAGACTCACAACGTCTTATCTGGCACTCCACTCGAAAGCTTGGACGCGAGTGTGTGTGCAAAACCGAAATCCTCGTTCTGGAGCCGTTCGTGAAGACTTGTGTCGGCGAATGCGTGCCCCTGGATTGCTGAACCGTGACATCGCTCAGTAATGACAAATATCGCAGATCCATCTGAGCAAAAGTCTTTCTTCCCTTTTTCTCCGAAGCGGTGCTGGTGTTGAACGCTGCGGACGAACCCGCGAGGTATTCGCGACCAACGATTGCTGCTTGAAGTAAAGGTTTTTCGGCTCCGGCAACATTTTTTGTTTGCCCAGATAACCCAACAATAGGTATAACTTCCTCAACGATGGTGACCTTAGCGCAGCGGGTGTTGCCAGCTGAAGTCAGCTGTTGGATGGGTCCACATGAGAGTTGGGCCATGCGGCATGTATGCTGCGGGGAGCATTTGGAGGGGCAGGGCACAAGCGGTCGCCTGTGGGTGCCCGCGCTTGTGAAATGTCCTCTCAGAAGTGTCGGGACGATAGTGGCGGGAGATGGGCGGCTTAATGAACTCATCAAATCTTCCGATTGAGAACAGTCATTTAGAGAGCGCAGTCGCGACAAGCCTGAATAGCTGGGCTCGATTTGCACTGCGCAATTCTGAGTTGGCTCCTGCAGCACATCATCTGCTGATGTTCGATGCCTTGGAAAAGCTTGAAACTGGCGAGACTAGGCGCTTAATGCTTCTGATGCCACCTGGTTCTGCAAAAAGCACTTACGCCAGCACGGTCTTTCCGGCCTGGTGGCTATTACGGCACCCGCGAAGCGCTGTGATTGCAGCGTGCCACACGGCACGTTTGGCAGAGCATTTCGGGCGAGGTGTCAGAGGGCTCGTTCAGGAGAATGGACCCTTGATTGGCCTGACGGTTCGTCAGGATGCCCGGGCCGCCGGTCGTTTCATGACCGATAAGGGCGGTGAATTTTTTGGCGTAGGGGTGCATGGCGCGGTGACCGGCCGGCGAGCTGATCTGGCGATGATTGATGATCCGATAAAATCTTTTGCAGACGCAGAAAGCTTCGCAGCGCGCGAATACCTTTGGGAGTGGTTTAGATCAGAATTACTGACGCGATTGAAACCGAAAGGCCGAATGGCTCTGGTCATGACCCGATGGCATTGTGACGATCTTGCCGGCCGCTTGATTGCTCAGGGCGGATGGCACGTGCTGCGGCTGCCGGCTTTGGCGGAGGCCGGTGACCCGATGGGGCGAGAGCCGGGCGCTGCGCTCTGGCCAGAGTGGGAGGATAGCGCAGCGATCGAGGAGAAGCGAGCATGTCTTGGTGAGCGGCAATTCTCGGCGCTATTCCAACAAACGCCTCTTCTGGAAAGTGGTAACATCTTTGACCTGCGACTGATGCGTGTGGTCGACACAATTCCTGACGGAACGGCGGTGCGTGCGTGGGATTTGGCAGGAACGGGCGCGGCCGGCGGTGATCCGGATTGGACGGTCGGCGTCAAGTTGGTGCGCGATCAGAATGGTGCAATCTTTATCGACGACATCGTACGCTTTCGGGCGATGGCGGGAGAGGTGGCCGAGAGGATACGCGCGACTGCTTGCATGGATGGAGTTTCTGTTGCTGTTGGATTACCGCAGGATCCAGGGCAGGCTGGAAAAAGCCAGGTTATGTTTTTAACGCAATTACTGGCTGGCTTCCACGTTGTGGCGACGCCGGAGACTGGATCTAAGGTGATACGGGCGACTCCATTGGCATCACAGATCGCGTCCGGAACCCTGGCTATGCGACGAGCGGGCTGGAATGCAGCGTTCATGGACGAGTTGGCGATGTTCCCGCAAGGACGTAAAGACGATCAGGTTGATGCGACTTCCCGCGCATTTTCCATGCTTCTCGATATTTCGGCACCAGCGCGGTTCACCAATCTGACAATCCTATCCCGATGATGGCTTTTACCGCAAGTACGTGGGACTTCGGGCGGAGGCGCTTGTGACGGTTTGATGTGCGGGCAGCGCACCATACGCATGAGAGGAGGTGGTGGTTGTATAGCACGATCTGTGATTTGACACCGTATGACGGTGATTACTCTGACCGAACGAGACAGCTTTTAATATATCAAAAGCTGCTCAACGGCACCTTTTATGACGCGCTGCCATATGAGTTCCATGAAGAGCGGACCTCCTCCGGCGAGTACATTCCCCTACGGCAGCGTAGGCCATCTGTAAGATATGGTCTATCTAGACTTGTTGTGGAAGACAGCGTTGCGTTGCTTTTCAGTGAAGGACATTTTCCCAGCTTTGAGTCGCCAGATTGTACGGCGAGAGAGGCTCTGGGGGCGATCGTACGCGACGCTCGATTGAATTCGGTTATGGTGGAGGCAGGGTTGCGGGGCAGTATAGGTTCCGTGGCGCTGTTGATGCGCGTGCTAAAAGGCCGCGTATTTATCGATGTTTTAGAAACGTCATTTCTACATCCGGAGTGGGCTGCCGACGAGCCAGACGCTCTATGCCGTGTGAGCGAGCGATATAAGGTGAGCGGCGCCAACCTGCGGATGCAGGGCTATGCGGTTGATAATCCACAAGGAAACTACTGGTTTCAACGCGTGTGGGACCGTGAGTGTGAACGCTGGTATATGCCCATTGAGGTGGGGAAGCCAGACACCATGGCTGAAGACCCCAAACGAACTGTCAGACACGGGCTGGGGTTCGTTCCGATTGTCTGGATACGAAATCTTCCTGGCGGGACTGAAATTGATGGCCAGTGTACTTTCCGATGCGCTGTCGATACCTCGATCGAGATCGATTACCAGCTAAGCCAGGCCGGGCGTGGATTGAAATACTCGAGTGATCCCACATTGCTGATACGCGAACCGGCGGGGCTTGATGGGAACATGGTACGGGGCGCCGCTAACGCACTGGTGGTGAGTGAAAAGGGTGACGCCAAATTGTTAGAGATTGGCGGAACCGCAAGCCAGGCCGTGCTGGATTATGTAAAAACTCTTCGCGAGTTTGCGTTGGAGAGCTTGCATGGGAATAGAGCTGAAGCGAATAGACTGACAGCGCCGGTTAGCGGGCGAGCGCTGCAATTGATGAACCAGGGATTGCTCTGGCTGGCAGACAATCTTCGAGTGAGTTATGGGCAGGTTGCCTTGCTATCTCTGGCGCGCATGATCATTCGAGCGAGCAACGTCTATCAGTTGCGCGCTGAGGGTCGGGATTTATTGCCGATCCCCTTGACGTCAATCGTGACACTTCGTTGGCCAGATTGGTATCCCGACGACGCACTCGATGGTCAGCGGACTGCAGAGACGCTAATTTCACTGGTCGCAGCGAAGCAGATGTCCCGGGAGACGGCGCTGCGTGTTCTAGCGGCAAGTTACGATATCGAGGACGTATCCGCAGAAATGCGGCAGATCAAGCTTGAGGAGGCGGAATGAGTGAGGCTGAAGCGGATGGCGGCGATAGCGAGGCTGTGAGTGTGTTGAGGGCTCGCGCGGAGGCGCTCGAACAACAACTGGTTGAGGCGGAAATACGCTCGGCGGTGCAGTTGCGGCAGAGCGATTTGAAGGCCGAGGCGGCCCGTGCGGGGATTCTGGACATGGACGGGCTACGACTGCTTGATCCGGACGTCTGGGCTGGACGGGTCGATTCCGGGGGCGGCGGAGCGTCAGAGGTCATTGCCAAGCTTCGTCGTGAAAAGCCGTGGCTGTTTGGAGCATCGCATTCCAGCAGTGTGGCAACAGCGCCGATTGCTTCGCCGGCACGGCGGCGCTTGGCGACCGATATGAGCCTAGAGGAATGGCGTGCCGCCCGAGCGGACCTGTTGCGCCGGCGCTAACGCGTGGCCCAGCATTGCCTGAAGCTAGCAGCGTGATGTTGGCTGCCACCTCTGGTGTGTTCTTCCACCGACTGTTCTTCGCCATGACAGACGGCCTTTCGATTCAAACTATCCCCGAGGGCCTTATGGCTCTCATCTTTTTTGGAGGCTTGTGATGAGCATATCGAACTTTCCGTCTGCCCTTCAGCCGATCATCCAACAGGGATTTTTGGAGCGCGAGTTTCAGCAAGCTCTGCGGTCACGCATCGGATATCGGGCGTGCGCGGATCGCGAGGAGTTTTCGGTTGGTATCGGTGAGACGTTGACGAAGACACGGGCTGGTCTGAAGCCGGCCGTGACGACACCGATCGCTGCCTCCATGAACACAAACCTGGATAATGGTTTGGTTCCGGGGTCCTGGAATGTTGAACAGTTTACGCTGACGTTGAACCACTACGCGGCGACTATGGACTTGAACATGGTGACGAGCCGAGTGGGGATCGCGAGCCTCTTCCTCCAAAATGCTTATGTGAATGGTGAGCAGGCAGCGCGCAGTTTGGACGACTTGGCGCGTAATGCCTTATTTGCCGCGTATTTTGGCGGCAATACGCGTGTGCGTTCGACCCTGGCTGCGTCTGGGCCCGGGGTTACGGTGGACGATATCCGCGGCTTTCAGTCAGTATTCGTCAACGGCGTCCAACAAGGGGTGAACTCGGCCAATCCGCTTCTGGTGACGATCGGAGGGAATACATATGCGGTCGTGGGAGCCGGCCCGGATGCGACGAATGTTTCGACGGTGCCTGGCGGCCAGAGTGGTTCGCTGACATTGGCGACACCCGTTTCGGTGAGTGATGGCACAGCCGGCAACAGCGTTCAGGCCGCGACTGGATCGTTGATCCTGCGGCCGAACGCGCGGAGTAATACGAGCGCTTTGCAGTCGGGCGACACCTTGTCGATGACAAATATCCTCGATGCGGTGGCGGGTCTGCGTGTTAATGCCGTCCCCGATATTGATGGCGCGTATAACTGCTATCTGGACCCAATCAGTGCAAGACAGCTTTTTGCCGATCAGGACTTCCAACGGCTATTTATCGGCTCCACATCAGCCAATGAGATTTTCCGGCCTGGGCAGGGCGTGGTCAATGAGTTCCTTGGGTTGCGTTTTGTGCTGACAACCGAGTCCTATGTTCAACCTCATCCCAGTATCGCAGGCGCAATTATCCGTAGACCGATCGTTGTAGGGCAGGGCGCCCTTATTGAGGGTGACTTTGCCGGTATGGCGGCGGACGACGTGGCACCTAAGGACGCTATTGTCTCGATGGTGGATGGGGTTTGCATGGTGACGCGGGAACCGATTGATCGGTTGCAGCAGATCATCGCGCAGTCCTGGTATTGGATCGGTGGATTTTGCGCGCCATCGGACACGACGACGAACAGCTTGGTGGTACCGACCTCGACCAACGCCAGCTACAAGCGGGCTGTGATGATCGAACACATGGGCTGAGCGAGATCATCTGACGAGGTGACGCCGGCCAATGCCGGCGTCTCGTCATTTCTGAACCGCGAGAGGGTGCATGCTGACCGATCAACAGAAAACAGATGTGAGGCGGTTTTGCGGCTATCCGGCGTATGGCGCAGCACCCGCCGGGAATGCTGGCTGGCGTTTTTATACTGCGTATGGGCTGCTCGAGTATCGGATGAACAATCTTTCTCCGGCCGAGATCGTTGTGGCAGCCAGCTACTTGGCGACGCTGCTTCAACTCGAGATGGCGGTGCCACAGGCAAGCGAGAACCTCGACACCGATAGCGCTGCAAGTTGGAAGCACAATCCGAATGAAGTCAGCGACAGATTGAGGTTGCTAGATGAGTGGCGCCGCCGGTTGTGTGGCTTTTTTGGTGTAGTGGCCGGGGATGGCCTGGGCTTTGCGAACGTGAACTGGACCGTGTGATGAATGCCGCAAGACTGCAAGACCGCATTGGCAGGGGTATGGGGGTTGCAGCACGTAAGTCGGGAGTGCCAGTGAGCGTGTATCGGCCGAAGACGAAGATTCGTCCTATCGTCTCGCAAAATCGGATTGTTGACCTGTGTGCCCTGTTCCTTCCGAGCGGTGCCGGGGGCAGTGTTGGATACGGGATGCCTTTGTGGCGAGGCGTATACGATACAGCCTGCACGAAAGCCGGCGATTATCTGGTGGGCGATGATGCGACGTTTTTCATTGCGTCGCAGAGG